TGCGGTTGATACCGTGACCGCAGGTGCGACCGGCTACAAAGCTGGCGATGTTATTACTTTTGCAGCTGACTCTGCAAACAAGTATGTCGTTGCCATTGGCTTAGTCGGCTCGGCTGGCAACTTGACGATTCAAGGCCCCGGCATTCGCGTTGCGATTCCCGACAACAACGCAATCACAGTCGGCAGCAGCTACGTCGGCAACTTCGCGTTTCACCGCGCTGCGGCTGAGCTTGTTGTGCGTCCGCCTGCCATGCCACAAGGCGGCGACATGGCTGCTGACCGGCTAACCGTGCAAGACCCGTTTTCTGGTCTGGTCTATGAAATGGCGATGTACAAAGGCTACGGCAAGTCGATGCTGGACATCACCACTTTCTACGGTGCGAAGGTCTGGAAAGGCGATTTTGTCGCCACGCTGCAAGGCTAATTTTTACAGAGGGGCGGGCTTCGGTTCGCCCCTTCATAAAGGTTATTCTGACAAACAAGGGGCGCTGCAATGGCACTTGATACCACCATCGGCGGCGTGACCGCTGACAGCTACGGCACGCTTGCGGGTTATGATTCCTATGCAATTGATCAGGGCTTTACTTTAGAAGCGACAGAAGCGTCGAACGAAATAAACTTGCGCAAGGCGGCAAAATTTCTTGATCGCAAGTATATGTTTATCGGCTCGCAGCAATACCAGTTTCAGCAACTAGCATGGCCGCGCTTGGTTAATGACCTTGTAAACGACTGGCCGGTAAACCCTGACTCAATTCCCCAAAAGATTATTTATGCGCAGTTTGAAGTGGCATACATTTTGCAGGGCGGCATTGAGCCGTTTGCAACGATTGTTAACAGCAGCACAAGCGAAAGCATCAAGGTCGGTCCAATCACAATTGACAGCGAGACATTGCCGACTGGCAAGCCCCGCATTGTTGCAGTTGATGGCTTGCTGCTTGGGTACATCCGGGGCGGTCCCGGCATGGTCAGCATGAGGCGCGGCTAATGGAAACCATTGCAAGCCAAGTCACAGCGGCGTTTGCCAAGCTGGCAGCTAAACAGCCTGACGCAATCCAGACAGGGACCATTCAGCAGCCGACGCCACAGGCATCTGGCGGCGGGCCTTCAGACCCAACAGGCGGCACTGCGGGCGTTACACCTGCGCCGGTGTCTGTGCGCATGGCGGTCTTTGAGATTGCCGAGCGGCGCATAGACGGCACCAACATCCGAGCCGGTGACTTCCAAGTAATTGTAGAGCCTGCATCAATCGAGGTCACGCTTAACGACAAAGTAATTTGCGACCGTGGCACACTGACAATCAAAATTCTTGGCCGCGTGGCATCGGGTGGGCAGACCGCGCTTTATGACATGGTGTGCAGAGGATAAATTTAAGTGGGTAGATTTGAGGACGACATAAACAAGTTTCAGCGCAAGACGGCTGACAAGATGGACAAGATTGTCCGCAAGGTATCTCTGGAAATATTAAAAAGCGTTGTTTTTAAAAGCCCTGTTGATACGGGGCGCTTTCGTTCAAATTGGCAGGTCTCTATTGGTTCCGTTCCATCTGGAACTGTTGGTTATCAAGGCACAGAAGCCATTGCGGAGCGGGCGGGCAGTAAGGGGCCAGTTTATGAGGCAACCGTTGCCAAATCCAAGGGCACGGCAGACTCGGCAAAGGCTGGTGATGTCATTTATATTGCTAACAACCTGCCATATGCGGTGCGGCTGGAAGAGGGATATAGCGGCCAAGCCCCTGCTGGAATGGTCACGCTAACTGTTCAAGAGTTTGCATCTACGGTGAAAAGAATTGGCGCGGAGATTGGCAGACAATGAGTGACATTGATAGCAATATCACGCAGGCGCTAAATGTGCAGGCCGAGGTTATGATTGCCGGGCTTGGTTACACGGCGATATGGCCACGCAAGGGCGGGGACAAGCCCGCAGGCGAACACCTGACCATACAGCACTTGCGAAACGATGACGTGCCGCTGGGCTTGTCGGATCAAGTTTACACGCGCCAAGGCTTTTTGATTGTTAACTTGGTTTCTACGCTGGACGGTTACGACATTGTCACCCGCAAGCAGGCCGGTGCAATTTCTGATTATTTCACGCGGGCGCAAATTCTGGAAGCCAACGGGACAAAGGTCACAATCGTTGGCACCACCATTCGCAGCGGTCGCGAAGAGGGGCAGCGTTGGGAAACACCCATTTACATAGAGTATCGGAGCCTATCGTGAAAAAGTAATACACACCAAGAATTACAAATGACGCAGTGACGGACAAACCGCAGGCGGCACGCTATCCAATGGGCTTGCGCCTAAATGTGTCTGGCGGTGGGGTGGTTGTTATCATCCATCCTCCTTCAGTTTTGCAGGGCTTTAAAGACGGGTCAGATTGGCGCGTTCCGGTGCGCGCGGAATACGAAGCCTCTGCATGAGTGCCTTGCTTGCTGGGCTGGCCGATGGCCAAAAGCAGGCGCAAAACTTAACCGTGGCCAAGGCCACACAGCCGAAAGGGCAAAGAAATGAGCACGTCTTATATTGGCTCGAAGGTCTCAATGGTCGCGGGTTCTCCTGCAACTTTTGATGAGACCGGATACAAAGCACAGACTCACGTCGAAATCAAAGGCATCGTCGATGTTGGCGAAGTCGGTGACACGCAAAACGACATCACAATTGATACGTTGATCGGGCGCGTTGAGCATGTGAACGGTTCGTCTGATCTGGGCGAAATTGCTGTCAGCTACGGCTTTATCAGTGATGACGCGGGCCAGATTCTAGTCCGTGCATCCGCTGGCACCAACACCGCGCAGTCGTTCAAGATCGAAGACGCTGACGGCAAGTTGGCGTTCTTTATGGGCGTTGTCGCAAACGTCCGCGACCGGGCGCGTTCGTCTTCTGAATACAAGGGCGAAACCTTTGTGATCCGTGGCAACAGCGCAGTTGTTCGCGGAACCGTCACAGCGTAATCTGTCGAGCGACAGTAGGGCAGGGGCGGCTTGTGGCTTGTCGTCCCTGCCCATTAAGCCACACAAGCCACATAGGATAGACAAGTGGACTTCACCAAATTTGACAGCCGCGCAGCCGCAGAACAGGGCCGCGACCTTCACCTGCAAAACCCAGCAACGGCAGAGCCAATCTTTGACGGCGACAAGCCTTGCATCGTGGTTGTTCGTGGAACTGAAAGCCGTGAGGCGCAGGCAGCGCTTGCCAAAATCCGCAAGTTGAAAATGGCGCAGGATAAAAAAGACGGCAAAGACAGCGGCGATGACGAAGCATCCCTAGAGGATATGCACCAGCGCCTTGTTGAGACAGCAATCCCGCTTGTGATCGGGTTTAAGAATATCAATCGCGGCGACAAGCCTGCAAAGGCACCAGCGGACGTAGAATGGTTCCTAAACTTGCAGCTAATCAACGGCGTTGAGGGCGAGCGTTCGTTTGTTGAGCAGGTCGCTAATCACGCCACAAAGCGTTCCAATTTTTTGGGAAACGCCTAAGTCAGCTTGAACTTGCGGCGGCACAGATCGGGCATCTTAATAGCAAGCCCGATCACTGGACCGAAACCCGCGTTGAAAAGCTGATCGCGCAAAAGCGGCAGGTGCCTATGGTGCCTGTCAATGAAGGCCAGTATTTGCTTGATGCGCTTTTTGAAGTTGGACCCAGCGCAACGGCTGGCATGGGCGCGGAAATTCCTGTATCATGGTCTGAAGTTTGGGCATATGCCCAGGCTACGCAAAACCTGTCGGACCCGTGGGAATTTCGTGGTATTATGCAAATGTCGAAAGCCTTTGTAAAAGCCCGGCGAGATGGTGAAAGCGTGTTTGCAATTCCGCCAATTGAGCAAGTGATCAATGACTGACATTGAGCCTTGGGAGGCCAATCTGTTGCGCAAAATGTCAGAGGCGTTTGTCTCTGGCATGAACGAAGGCACAAGCCCGTTTTCAATACCGCCAGCCGACCGCAAGTCTGCACAATAAACGGACCTCCCTGACCGGTGGGCCGCAAATATTTCAAGGATTAAAACATGGCAGACTTTGCAAACCTTGTCGTTGGTCTTGACACCTCTGCTCTAAAGCGTGGCGAGCGTGACATTCAGAGCTTTGGCGGGTCCGCTAAGAAAAGTTTTAATGCTGTCGCATTGGCAGCAGGCGCTGCGCTGGGGGCTTTTGTTTCGCTTGGCAGCGCGGTGCGCATCATTGCTGATTTTGAATCAAGCATTTCCCGGCTTGGAGCTGTAAGCCGCGCCACGGGTTCAGAGCTTAAATCCCTGCGCGACATTGCAAAAGAGCTTGGATCAACAACAGAGTTCAGCGCAAGCCAAGCCGCAGACGGCCTTAACTTTTTGGCCATGGCCGGGTTCAATGCAGCGGAGGCCATGGCGGCAATTCCGGCTGTTTTAGATTTGGCAACGGCGTCACAAATGGGCCTGGCTGAAGCGGCTGACACCGCTTCAAACATCATGTCGGGTTTTGGAATTTCTGCCAACAACGCCGCGCAAGTTGCCGACGTTCTGGCCGCCGCGTCTACAAGGGCAAACACAACTGTCGGGCAACTTGGGTCTGCAATGTCTACCGTTGCACCTATTGCCAAAGCACTTGACATAAGTCTTTCCGACACGGCAGCCGCTATTGGCGTTTTGTCCGATGCCGGTATTCAAGGCGAGCGCGCAGGAACCGCCTTGCGTGGCGTTTTGGCGTCATTGGCTGGACCTACTTCAGAGGCTGAAAAGGTGCTCAAGGGCCTTGGCCTCACGCTTTCTGATGTAGACCCTGCCGCAAACGATCTTAGCGTTGTGATGGCACGACTAGGCGATGCAGGACTTTCCACAGCGGACGCAATGACGTTGTTCGGACGCGAAGCAGCTTCCGGTGCTTTGGTTCTTATTGACGGGGCCAATCGCGTTGGCGAGTTTGGTGACGAACTTGACCGCGTAGACGGTGCGGCAAAGACAATGGCTGCAACCATGCGCGACAACTTGGGCGGCGATTTAAAAGGCGTAATTTCTGCGGCAGAAGGCCTGGCAATTGCATTAGGCGACGCTGGCTTGACAGCTGTAATTCGCGCTGTTGTCCAATCCATAACAGGACTAGTTCGCGGTCTAACCGCTGTTGCAGAAAATGCAAAAATTCTAGGCGTTGTAATTTTGACTCTTGCCGCCACGCAAATCCCAGCGCTGGTTACGGGCTTTGTCGCGCTGACTGCAGGCATGACTGCAACAGGCATTGCTACAACTATATTCACGTCCATAGTCACAGCGGCGCGGATTGCTCTTATCGCACTTGGAGGGCCGCTGGGTCTTGTCTATGGCATATTGGGCGCGGGCGCTACGGCGTGGGTTCTATGGGGTGATAACGCAAAAGAAGGCGAAACAGCGGCTTATGACGCGGCGCTTGGGACTAAAGAATTAAATTCGGCACTTCGAAAGTTTTCGCAAGATGTAACACCCGCAGCGGCGGCTTCTGCCATTGATATGGCAAACTCGAACCACGAACTTGCAAAGTCTGCTTTTGATGCGGCACGCGGAGAACTGGCAAAAGCGCGAGCTGTTGCAACAGCCGGAAATGCCTTGCTTGACGCAAATCCATTAACTGCAGGCGGGGATTCTGGATACTCAATTGCAATGGCTCAAAATGCGGCAACCGCATTGGCGCAAGTCTCAGAAGCCGAGCGCCAATTGGCATTGGCTGAAGGTGAACGAAAGCGAGCGGTAACAATGGTTACTGGCGCACTTTCTGAGCAAATGACGCAAACGATTGCAACAACATCTGCAAATAGCAAATTGGAAATTAGTCTTGACGCTAGCGTGTCGGGGCTTTCCAATGTTAGCGCTGGAGCTGTCGCCGCAGCAAGCTCAATTGAGGAGTTGACCCCAGCACTGACAGACGCAGAGAAAGCAGCGCAAAGCTACGCTAGCACCATGCAGGGGTTTGTCGTGGATGGCATCGGAAAGGCCGTGGACAACATGGTTGACGGCTTTACTGGCGGCTTGAAGTCGATCAAGGATATATTTGTTTCCACGATAAAGCAGATGATTGCCTTTGCGATCAAGAACAAGATCATGCTGTCGCTGGGCATGGGCGGAAGCGCGATGGGAACTGCGGCATCTG